TATGACAGCACCAGCAGCGGGAGTACCGCCGCAAGTGTATAGTATGCCGTAATCACCAACAGATCCAAACGGCATTGTGATTTGCATCACGCCGTTGGAGGGCTGGGAGAACGCCACACCGTTGTTAGCAGCGAGGGCCGCAGCACCAATGCTAGTGCCGAACTGATTAATAATATCAGAAACGGCAATAGACAGAATTTGCTGCGTGCCACCAAGCGGCTGGTTGTTGGACGGCGCAGTAGCCGCCTTAATATGGAAGTAGAAAGGCAAGACATCCGCTAGGGAGTCAGTGCCCATCGCTGGCTTATAAAAGGCGACCTCATACGAGGCCCACAACTGCCCCACGACACCAGTCGTGGGAGGGTTGAAGACGGAAATATTCAACAGACCCAAATCATAGGTCTTAACGTCGGAATTCGCTGGAAGCGGTCCATTTCGCACATACTGTATGCGCGAAGGATTCTCCAGTGGGTCACACTCAACGGGATGTATCATACAACCATCCGATCTACACTCTGTAGCATACTCGGAATTGGTCATCTCAATCCTATTGGCGTAAGGACCCTGATCAGATCTGTACTGCGTCGCAAGTGTCACGAAACCCGCAGGGGCTCCAGTGGCAGGAGTGAACTCTGTAACATCACTGACAAATTCAAACACCAAACCAAGGAACTTATATTCCTGGAATGACGACGCTACCGTGGACAACCACGGAAACGTACCAACCAAACCGGGATTTATTCCTAAGGTGAGAATGTTGGGATTGGGGAAGTTGTTACTACCAATAAGCTCCGTGACTAATTCACGGTGCCGAACGGTAATCATCTCATTACTCGAATGCATGACGGGAACTTGCGCTCCGTCCATCAAGGAATTAGATCTGATCCTATATGAGCCCATACCAAGGATCTTTGACAGGAATCCTCCTGCCATAGTTCCAAGGTGTGTGCCAACAGCACCAGCAGCTTGACCCAAACCAGCCCCCAAGCTATACTTAGGGACCATAATTGGCTTCTTCTTGCTCTTCTTAGGAGCAACAGATCTAACAACAACCTGCTTGTTATTCTGTTTAGGTGGTCTATACACTACCACCTGAGTGTTTGCCTTAGAGGCCTTCTTGTTCTTGTTTGTCATTGTATCAGATACATCATGACTAATGGACTGTACATCCCTACGTCCGATACGAACAGAGCGCTTAGCGCTCGAACTATCTCGGAAACCTCCGTGCAGTCTCTCGGCATTCTTATTAGCACGCAAATCTAGCGTTTTGGGGTAACCCCCAGGCAAGTAGCTCTCGCTCATACACCTGGCGGCCGTTGGGACCCGATTTTGCTTCTCGAATAAGCAAGGCAATGCACCTGTCTCTAGCCGTGCATACGGCGTAGCATCAGGATCAACAAAGTCCTTGCTCACATCGACCAAATTCTCGACATATTCCATCTCGATTTCAACAAAGTGCTTGATCTCAGTTAGCCACGGGTGGTCTCTATACACGTAATAAAACTGTACGAG